GTTTGCCTTTATTATTTCTTCGTATTCTTCAATAGTAATAGTTCTTCCTAACTTTTCTTCTATTTGTTTTTTTGTTTTTTTATTTTGATTAGGAATTTCTGGAAGATCTTCTCTAGCTTTAATATTGTCTTTAATACTTTTATAAACATCATCCATACTTGGAATAAATGTATGAATGTCATAAGCAATAAAATCTTTATTACCTCTTGTTGCTTTTAATAATTTATCTGGAGTCTTGCCTTCTTTTATTCCATTTATATATCTAATATACATAGTATATTTAAAGTCGTTTAATCTTGAATCTCTTTTAGGATCTAAATCTTTTAAAGCTGAACTACCTGCTACTTCTAAAGAAAACAAATTCATAAAGTCAAAAAACTTTGTATGGTTTTCTTTAAAGTTTTCTTCATTAGAAATTGAAAAAAGATTGTTTAAAAATTTTACATCAGCAACATTTAATTGAGTACCTACTCTTTCAAATATAGATTTAGGTTCTGTCTCTCCAGTTAAAAGAAACTTGTCATATGCTGTATTAATTTTATCATCAACAATTAATTTCATTATATCATCATTGCTATCAAATTTAGATATATTGTTTGCAGTTTTTTCAGAAACTTTTGTATTAAAATCAACTAATTGTTCAACTATTCCAGAATCATTAGGAAATAATTCTTGCAATTTATTTGTATATGTTCCTTTGTTTTTATAAAAATCTTCCATAATTTGATTTGTTTTTTGAGCTGTTTCAAATTTACCTATTTGAGTAGATGTTAATATTTGTAATTGTCTATCAGATTTAATTTGATTTGCTTTTTGTAAATATTTTTTTTCAAACTCATTTCTTTCAGAAACAGTTAAACTTTGATAAATAGATTGTAAATTTTCATTACCGCCAAATGTTTTGTTTTCAACTTCTTTATTTGCAATAACAAAATCTCTAGGGTCTGCGTCAAAAGGTACATCAAGAGGAGCAAGTAAAGCTGAAAATTTTTGTTCTTTAATAACTACATCTGCAACTTCATTTAATTTTAATTTTTGTTCAGCAGACACATCATCAAACAAACCTTTTTTTAATGCTTCTTTAAATTGAAAAGGATTATTGTTAGCCATAGAAGTAGCTAAAAATTCTATACCTTTTTCATTATATGCTTCTATTAATCGTTTTGCTGTACCCTCATCATATTCTGGGTTACTATTAATTCTATTAGCATTGTTTATTTTATGTTGATCTATATAACTTGTTCCAAGTTCTTTAAGTAAAAGAGTATCTTTAGTCCAAGCATCATCATCAATTTTTTTATTTTCATTAATTAAATTTATTCTAGCTTCTGAAATAGCTTTTGTTTTAAATAAACCAGATGTTGCATAAAATTTGTTATCAATAGCTTTTTTTTCAAAATTATTTAATTTATTAAAATCATTTGCTTTATGCCAGTTATAAAGATTTTCAATTTCTGTATCAAAATATTCTGATGCTTCTGAAACTGAAGGTTTTGATTTTGCTTCACTTTGAATAGTCAACCAACCTTTTTGAATTATATTTCCTTGATTATCTTTTTTATCTTCATAAAAACTATTTACTAATTGATTGGCTCTATTATTTGCTTCAATAGTTTTTTCTTGAATATAACTTTCTTGTAAATATTTACTTACTGGAGCTAAAGCAGATGCAGTTGTTTTGTTTAAATCTAATTGTAAATTAGATTCAACACTTGCAGCTTGTGTTGTTATAGTTCCTGTTGATGTATATGTAGGTATCTTTGGCATAGTTATCCCATCATGCTTAATAATGATGTTCCAGTTGATGTTATTGTTCGTAGTTGAGAAGTTCTAGCTTCTTGTCTTGCTATATCACCTCTTATTCTAGCAAAGTTAGCTTCTTCAAATGCTCTTGATTTTCCTATTTCTGCATTATATTTTATTTTTTGTCTTTCTAATTCAGCTTCTTCTAAATTAGATAATCTTATTCTCATTGCAGTTCCGCCTTGAGTAACACCAGATTTTGCTGTTTGAACTATAGTTGATCCTTCAAGTTTTCTAAATTCTTTATCAAATGTAGATAAATCTAATGCTAGTTTGTCATCAATTATTTTAGCTTCTTGTTCTTTAACTTTAGCATTACGATCATTAACTGCTTGATTAAACTTACCATAAGCACCTTGTTGTTGAACTTGTGCTGCACCTATTGCACCTACTACTGCCATCTGCCAACTCATTAGAATAACCTCGCATACATATATTGATCAGAACCATCAAAACCAAATTTTTTCATTAATCCTTCTTCCTGTAATCCTAACCATTTAGCAAATTTTAAACCAGTTGTATAGTTAGCTCTTACAGCAGTTTGAACTCTATTGATATTATTTTCTTTTGCTATTCGTGCAAAATCTTTCTTAATAGCTTTAGCGACTAACAAAGGATGATCTAAAGCATCTTTAGTAGCTAACACCCAACCTTCTGCAACACCACTCCAAATTATTTTCATACCTGCAGCAAAGATAGGTTTGCCATCAATCATACCTGTAAATGATAAATTATCTTGTTCTAGGTTATCTGGGTTTCCATTAAACTCCATATCTTTATCCATTAGTAAATGATTCATTTGTTGGTTCATAATATATCTTCCATGTTCACCTTTGTATTTAACTATATTTAATATTCTATCCATCGTTTGTTTGAAGTTTAGGATATAAAGATAGGATCGTCAAAGGTAAAGGTTGAGTTTGTCTTACAAATATAAAACCATCTGTTTCATAGTTGCCTCTAAATTCTATTTCTTTATCTCCAGTAAATACATTAATACCACTATCCATTGGATTAGCTGAAGATCTAAATGGTATTCTTTCCATGTTATTTAGATCTGGACCAATTTCCACACCAATACTTTCATAAAGTCTAGCAGTAATCTCATAGATTCTTTTAGTTTTACTTTGTGATGTACCATTCTCTCCACCAGCATCTATTCTCATTGTTTGTAATAATGATGTATAACTTAATCCAACTTTAACTTTACTTGCAGATCTTTCTAAAGTTATTGATCCAGAGCTAACTGTTTTATCTGGATGAGTTGCGCCATCTGCTAATATCGAAACTGTTTGACCTTCAAGATGAGCAAGACCAGATATAGTTGTAACTGCAGACCCATCATAAGACAATTGTGAATCTAAAAAATTAAATGTTGTATCATCTGTTTCATCAAAATCTAAATTATGTAAATACTCTACATATCTTTTTGTTACACCATTAATAGTTCTTTTAACAATAACCCATATTTGATATTCACTATCATCAGTAGGTAAGACTTCAACACTTTCACAAACTGCATTACCGCTGCCAAATGCTCCACCAAATATATGTCTGTGCCAAGCAGTTACTTGTTGTTCTCTTTGATAAGTAAATCCTAAAAGTTGACCATCAGTTCTAACACACCAAACAACACTATTAGGTTCTTCTTGATATGCCATTTGTGTAATACCAGTTTTAGTAATATGCTCGGCAAGGATAGTTAAATCTGGAGCTACATAACCATCAACATCAAAGTTATAAGCTAATTCTCTTAATTTTCTTTTAGCTCTTTGTAAAAATATAGTAGCATTGCCAACAGCAATACCATCTACATTTGCAGCACCATGATTTGATTGTTTATTAATTGCAATGTTTGTTGGTGTAATAGCAACTCCACTTGATGTCGAACCACCTGTAACTGCAAACTCTCCACCTGCAGTACCAATAATTAAAGTTCTTGTTGCTGTTAAAAATCTAATTGCATTTACTTGGTTAGAAGCAATTGTATAAACAATAGCATCATCATCAGCTACTGTGCCATGATAATTATCATCAAAGTTTTCATAGTCACCAGATTTTGAAAAAAATATTGTTTGTGGTTGAGATAAAGTTGCTGCGAATACTAATCTTTGTTCAAAGAAGGTTACGCAAGAAGGATAACCAGTAGTGTCAGAAAATGCTCCTAATGCAAAATCTGTAGTAGATCCTGTTTCATTTAAGTCTACGATAACAGTTCCAACAACCACAGTTGTAGATGTAACACTTGTTATTTTTAAATGACCATCTGTAATGTGAAGAAGTCTACCAACATCTGTTGATAAGAAACCTTGATTAGCATTAATACCTGTTGTTGAACTAGCAGTAACAGTTGTAGTTTGACCAACACTTTTATGTGATGGAGTTAAGGTAGTTGTCTCAATATTGTGATCCATGAATGGTCCATTAGAAATTACATCATCAATCAATGTCCAGTTTGTGTGACCTGTTCTGGCTAATTTTTTTACAGGATGATTAGGATGACAAATATACATAACGTCAGCAGATTGTGCGAACTTAATATCAAACAATTCTGCTTCTAAATATGGTGAACTAATTTCATAAGCTGAACCACCAGATAATATTTGACCATTATCTTTATAAAATCTTATGTATTGATTTCCAAACTCAAGTATGTAGGTTTGTACTGTTGAAAATTCAAAAGCAATTAATCTAGTTTTTTTTGTGCTATCTTTTACTTCTGAAACAAATTGTGTACCAGATCTTCTTGCTGCACTACCATGAGGATAGACAATCATGTTTTCTAAAGTTTTACATCCTGTAGGATATTTTTGTAAATCATTTCTACCATCTAATCTTGGGGATAACTCGCCACCTGTAAAGTTCGTTAATTGAACAGCAACTCTAGCCATTTATTAATACCTTGAGTTTATAAAAGTAGAAGAATCAATTATATCTGCTTGACCATTATCTGGATTAGTATTGTAACCTTCAGTAGCATCTACAAATCTTGCTTCTTTTAATTTATCTTGAAATAAATTATACATATTTTGTGTAGTAGGATTAGATGATGTTATTGCATAAGCAATGTCAGCAGCTAATGCAGAAGATATAGTTTCTCTTAATAATTCATCGTATTGATTTGGATCTTCTATTCTTGAAACATATTGTATTTTAACTGTACCATGATTTGCTAAAATTTTTCTACCTTCAACTTTATAATCATAATCATAATTTAAAATTGTAATAACTCTCAAACAATCAGCAGGTAAAGTAAACTGATAACTAAAACCCCATGATGGAGTTTCTGTATCTCTTGCAAGTTCAACTCTTTTAATTAAACAATTCCAAGGATGAGATCTAAATAAACTATCTCTAACTTGTGTGTATCTTGCATTGCAAAGTCTTGCGTTTTTTGAATCTTCTGTAAGTGTTAAGATTGTTGATGCACCAAGTTGGTTTAATGCTCCATTACAAATGTCTACTACTGATGCCATATTACTCCTTTATAATATACTTTCGCCTTATCTGTCTATCTTTTTCTAATGCAAAGATTTCTTCTGTAGTTCTTTCTTCTTTAGCATCAAAACCATAATGGTATTTACCATCATTTTTAAATCTGTCCACCAATACATATCTATAGATATGATCTCCTTTCTTAAAATGTAATACTGTTTTTAAATCTTTTATTTGTTTCATGCACTTTAGGGGGTTTCTACTCTCGCTTCCACCCCCTAAAATTCTATTTATTATGCTTCGTGAGCTTGTACTTCCACAACTTTTGCTTCTTCCATTCTAGTTGCACCGAATGCAGCAGAATAGTAAACTTGAGTTGCGTAGCCTTTGTCAGATCTTTCATCGATTCTAGCAGTAGAGTCTTTACCTACAGCTAATGCAACACCATCTTGTACGAAAGCGATACATTTTCTTTTGCTTGAAGCGATTGCTAGTCTGTTAGACACACAGAAATCAAAGCCAAGGAATGTATTAACATCTCCAGCAGCTAATGCTTTTACTGTGTTAAAGTCACTTGAAGTTACTTCAGTAGTTCCTAATAGATCAGAGATCTGTTTTGGAGATACTACGATGTATCTTTTTAGTGAAGGATCAACGTCAGCAAGATCGATGATTTCTTTTGCTTGTCTTAATTTAGCAACAGTTAAACCAGCAGTTCCAGCTTCAACGATTTTTTGACCAGCAGGTAATGCAACAGCAGTACCACCAGCAACACCTGTGTCAGATGAACCAAGTGCAGCAGTAATGATAGCATCATCCATTGCTCTACCCATTGCATAAGCAGCAGCTTGTGCATAGCTAGAAGTAGGATCTACTAACATTCTTACTTTATCTAAATCGTCTACAAGATCTGCGAACTCATAGTCAACAAGTGAAACTCTTCTTCTTGAGTGAGGAGTATCTGCTTGTGGAGTGTCAGAGTGTCTAGTTGATCTTACAGTTGCAGTTACAGAACCAATTTGGTCGAAGAAAGCATTCTTCCCTGTAACAGACTCAAGTCTCACTTTATCTCTTAAAAGTGATCCTTTTTGTTGTGATAACATTTGTATGTTTGAACTATATTGTTCTACAAATGCTTTTGTTATTTCAGTTGACATATTATGTCTCCTTGATTGTTAAGTTAATGTTAAAACAAAACAGAGACGTTATCAGAAAATCTGGCTTCTCTTGCATTTAAAGTCTGTTAGACTAGAGTCTATTCCTTCTTGTCAGTAAGGTTCTTGCGAATTGTCTTACTTTTGTTAGCCGAATTTTCATTCGGCTTACAAATCCATTTATAATATTCTTCGCAAATTGGCAAGGGATTAGATTTTTGATTTTCTGATCCACTTTCTACAACAATACGAAGTATTTCTAATTTTAATTCTTTATTATCCATTAAGCATTGTTCTTAAAGTAAACACTTGTTGAACTACTTTGTCATGATCTGGGTGACCTTTATTCCAATATGGACCATCCCTATCATTAACAATCTTGCTAATTTCAGCTTCGTAGTCTGTACCTCTGTCAACATTTTCACTTTCAGTACCAATTAATTTATCTTCAGATAAAAGATTAGCAATGTTAGCAAAGCCTTTTATAACATCAGGATGATCTCCAATTCTTGTACCATCTTTAAGTTCTAAATTTAAAATGTCTCCACTCATATTTGCTTTTGCTACAGCTCCTGCTTTCTTAATATTATCTTCATAAGATCTACCCCACTCTTTACGAAGTTCAGCTTCTGCATTTGCTTGTGCAGTTTCTGTATTTACTCTTGCTTGTTGAGCAGAACCTTCCATAGAGTTCTTGTAGTATTCAAGAATACCTTGAGCTTGTTTATTATTTAAACCTAGCTTATGAGCATTATCTGCAAAAGATTTAACTGCGCCTTCATCTAATGGTACAACATCTGATTTAACTTCTAGTTTATATTTATCTGGTGACTCTGGTCTACCTAGCTTTCCATAAACTTCATTCCATTGATCTTCAGTTGAGTTTTCATTTGGTACTGCAACTTTATCTTGACCAATCATTCTAGTTGCGTTGATATAACTTTTTGCTAACGCATCTATCTCTGTAAATTTAGAAATGTTAGGATCGTTTCTAAACTCTTCAGAGATTGTTTCTTTCCAAGATTTAGCAACAGTTGGTTGCTCTGTTGTTGTAGAACTAACCGCTTGTTCTGTTTGTTGAGGAGTGTCTGTAGTAGTTTGTGTTGTCTCTGCTACAGGCACATCAGTTTGTGTTATCTGTTCATTTGACATTTTTATTCTCCTTTTGCAGCATTTGTTTTATAAATAGAAGTACGCTGCGTTGACCTTCCATATATGCACTCTCATGACTATCACCTTTTACATTGGTAGTAGAATGATAATGACATCTTTTTTCTAAATCAGATAAGACTTGTTTGCCTTCTTCTGTATTAAAAATATATTGATAGTTGTCTCTTAATTTTTTTATTATACTTTCCAGCTGTTTATTTGTTTCCATATTATTCCACTTCAGCATTTGCTACAGCTCTAGCTTCTTCTGGTAAAGCCTTTGCTAGTGGTGCTATATCTCCCCCTGCTTGAGCTACTTGTTGTAGCTGTTGCATTTGTTGCATTTGTTGTTGTTGTTGTTGTGCTTGTTGTCTTTCAGCATTTAATTGTGATTGTGGTTTTAATATTT